CACGGCCAGTCTCCAGAGTCGATCGAGGGAGAGGCCACGGCAGGCAACGTTTTAGATGAAGCTGCTAAGATGAAGGAAGAAGTTTACGATGCGGTTAAGACCACGACCACGGTCACGCAAGGATTGATACTAGGCATCTCTACGCCTAAAGGAAGGAACAATTGGTTCTATAAAAAGTGCATGGAAGCTAAGGACGAGATGCTTCGTGCAAAGTTTGAAGGACGAAGGCCGAGAAAATTATATATCCACGCGCCTTCATGGGTGAACCCTGCCGTGTCGATGGACGTGGTGAACGACGCCAAGTCCACGATGCCTGAGAGATTGTGGCGTCAATATTATATGGCAGATTTTCTAGCAGATGGATCAGTGTTCGCTAACGTACACAGCTGCTACTGCACAGACTTCCTCGACCTGCCTGAGCAGTTCCTCTGGCTCGAAGACAAGGCTATAGAGCAAGAGGCCGTGATAGGAGTCGACTGGGCACGGAGCGTTGACTTCACGGTCTTCACGGCTATCAATCCACGGACGCGCAAGACGATTGGGATATGGAGGATGCGAGGCGTTGGCTACCCTGCTCAGATACAACGGTTAAAGATCTTTGCCGCGAAATTCCTAGACTGCCTCGTGGTCTGGCACGACAAGACTGGAGTCGGGGTTGCTTTAGATGACATGCTGCATCAAACTGAATTGCCGTTCCATGGGATTACTTTCACTAATGCGTCAAAGAATGAACTAATGGTGAAGCTCATGCTATCGTTTGAGGAACAATCCATAGGCATCCCGAACATTCCCCATTTGACGGATGAGCTAGACGATATCGAGGTCAAGACAACTTTGACAGGACTTCCAACGTATTCCGCATCCAACGGTTCACACGACGACCTTGTCATGTCACTGGCACTATGCCACGCTGGAATGTTGCAGCATTCGGAAAAAGATTACGGTATCATGCAGCTATAATGTACGGACGAATTAACGAGAGAAAGAAAATGTATGGACATGAGCATGGACATGCTAGAAACGAAAAGTTTCGAGCGGCTTTTTTCCGGCAGCGATAGCGGTGGGGGAGCTTCGGATCTGAGCACCATGGTCAGTCCACGGCTGCTCAAATCAATCTACCAGTCAGAGGATTGGATTTATATTCTGGTCGATAAGATCGCTTCGAAGCTCGCACAGATTCCCTGGCAGGTTCAACGTCAAACGGTTCAAAACGGTGAAGAGATACTTGCACCAGCATTCGGGCATCCAGTCCAAAAAATGCTAGACGAACCGAACCCACTCCAATCCTCATACGGTTTCAAGTATGCCTTGATCACAGATCACTGCGTCACAGGCAATGCCTTGATCTATGTTTCGAATGTGAACCGCTGGATGGTGCAGGTTCCGACCGAGATCATTCAGATGGACATAGATGGAAACGGCGACCATCGCGGATACTTCATCGTCGGTGTCGATCCGACTTCGTTCCCTGTCGGGATGAAAATGAAGCTCAAAGCGAGCGATGTGATCCATGTCAAGCGGCCAAACGCATCTTCGGTCTATTGGGGAATGTCGCCTTTAATTCCAGGCGCTAACCCTGCCTTGTTCAATAAATATTCAAACGAATACCTGCTGAATTTCTATCGTAAAGGCGCTCAGCCTGGGCTGATATTGGAAATGATGGAGGAGACGAATGAGGTTCAAGCTAAGAAGCTACTACAAAGCCTTGAGACAGCGTACACAGGCCGCTCGAACCAACGCCGAGGAATGGTGCTTCCAAAGGGCGTCAAGGCGAGCAACATCTCTCATACTCTCGCGGACCAGCAGCTCATCACCTACATGCAAAACAACAGAGAAACCCTCATCAATATTTTTGGCGTACCGAAACACGAGCTTTCAATTGCTGACTCCGGCTCTCTCGGCTCAGAAGAATATAAGACTGCTCTAAAGAATTTCTGGCAAGGTCCGCTCATGTCGATCGGAGCGATGTTCGATACCGCATTGACAGCACGGTTAAAGCCTCTGCTCGGCCAAGGCTATGTGATCAAGTTGAACTACGGCGGCGTGCCTATCCTGCAAGATGATCTCAAGGCACAGGCCGACATGGCAACCGCGCTGCTATCGACCATGACCTACAACGAAGTGCGACAGCGCGTGTGGAAAATGGAACCGATTCAAGGTGGCGATATTCTACGCGACCTCGTACCAAAGGCACCGCCTAGCTTTGGTGGATTCTCTTTGCAATCCCCAACACCAATTCCAGTGGAGCAACCGACCACGCTTGAGCAGCTTGGTGCAGAGATCGACTACAGAGAGCACAACGCTAAGGCGTTCGAGACTTATGCAGCTTCAGAAAAGGGCGATTGGTATCGCAGATCGCGCGAGCATATAAACGGAAAATCCAAGGAGTCGATGGGCGAAATCGAGAAGCTCTGGCTGGGCATCTTAGAGGATCAAACCGTTGACGCGGTTAAGATTGCTAAGAGCCTCATGGAAGAAAAAGCAGCGAAGGTTCCCGACAAAAAGGAACTTAAGAAGCGTATCGAAGAGGCGATGGCAAAATATGAAAAGAAATGGATCGACGGTTATCTCAAGACTTTGGATAAGCACATTGATTTGGGATACGATACAGTATTGGCCGTTCCCTTCAATAAACCATACGAAGAGGGAATTGCTGCTATTCGAGCAAGAAATTCCGATAAAAGCCGCGAGACGCTCGAAGCGCGTGGCATCAAAAACTTTTCTGAGATCAGTAAAACAACAACCGAAAAGATCATGGGAACAATCGAATCAGGACTTAAAGATGCACTAAGCATAAGCGAGATCGCTCAAAATATTGTAAAGGATGGAGCGAACGCAGCTGGTCGCGCTCTTACCATTGCAAGGACTGAAGTCCTTACAGCGAACAGCATTGGTGAGGCAGCTGCGATGAAGGACGCTGCCGAGGTCATACCTGATCTGGTCAAGGTGTGGATAAACTCAGGCGACGATCGAGTGCGAGGAAACCCTGGCGGTTTGTATCCTGACTCCGAAGCCGATCATTGGAAAATGCAGGGACAAATCCGAAAGTATGACGAACCATATTCAAATGATTTATTTTATCCGCGCGACACGCAAGGACCAGCAAATCAGTCCATAAATTGCCGCTGCTCGCAGGTAGTAGTCTCTAAACAGGACTTAGGTGAATTTGACTTCAAACGATAAGGAATAAAAGATGCAATTGAAGCTGCTCCAAACTTGCGACGTTGACTTTAAGGTGAAGGCACTCGAAGACGGTTCGGTCTATCTTGAGGGTTGGGCTAACAAGGCTGTCGTAGACAGAGGTAAAGACTTGATTGGGAAAAAGGCGTGGAATGTAGAAAACTACAAAAAGAATCCGATCATGCTTTTCAACCATGACCATTCAAAGCCTATCGGCAAGATGCTATCGGTCGAGGCCAAGGACGAAGGGCTCTATATCAAGGGTCGCATCTCGAATAGCAAGGACCCAGAGATCAGCCGTGTCCGTGACCTGGTCAAAGAAGGGATTCTAAATTCCCTATCGGTTGGAATTATGGTTTCTGACGAAGAACAAAAAGACGGGGTTAACGTAATTAAATCCGTGGAGCTGCACGAGTGCTCGGTCGTCGCGGTGCCGATGAACCAGGATTCTCAATTCACGGTTAGCGCGAAATCAATGAAGGGCTCGCTCTTAGATACGCTTGAGCTTATAACTGGAGCGGTTGGTTTCAAGGATGTCGAAAAGTGCTGTCACATTCTCCACTTGGAGAATGTGGTTTATAATTCAGTCGATGAGATAGCAGGCAAATTGGCTGACGAATGCAAAATACCAATCGAAGAGACGAAGCAGTTTATTCGGATGAAGCTGAAAGAGACACCGCCACAGATCAAGGAATGGCTGCTTAAGGAGTGCGATCCAGACGATGAAGAGATGAAGGCAGAAGATCCGATGGACGGCAAGGCTGTCATGACAGTCATCGTACCGAAGGCATCCTTTGCGAGCATGGAGGAACTGCAAACGTGGGCAACCGATAGCGGTTGGAAGGTCGATGCGATCACCGAGGAAGGTGACAACTATTTGTTAGGACAAAATTCTGCTGATGCGTTTGAAGGAGAAATGAGTACAATCGACATGGGAGATGGAGTCAGCGCGGTCGTCGGAGTATTGAAGGCAGTTGAACCGCCTCCAGAAGAAGTCGAAGAAACAGATGAAACTGAAACCGTTGTCATTGCTGAGGAAGAGCCCGAAGAGGAAACGGTTAAAGGCTTGCTTGACGACGAGAATCCGCTGAGTCAGCCGATTACTGGCAACACAGCATCGAATGTCGAAGTCAATCCAACTATGGACCAAGCCAGACAGACTAATGTATTATTAGCAAACATGGTCATGTTGTTGCAGCAAGTGTTGGAAAAAATGGATACTGTGTCTAAACCTGATCTCATGAGTACGACCGAAGTGGTTCCAGTGGAACCTGAGATCACTCCGATGAAGTCTTATGGAGATCCAGACGACACGTTAGAAGAAGCGAACATGATCAAGACGATGGAAGATTTTATTTTAAAGACGGGTCAACGCCTCAGTCAGTTGGGGCTCTAAAAAAATAATAAGGAGTTTTTCGAAATGGTTTTAGCAGCCAAAACGCTTGAGGATCTGACCAAGTCAATGTCCGACATTAATTCCCAATTGACCACGATGGAAGCACGGCAGAAGGCTTCCGATAGCGATACTCTAGCCGCTATCTTTCGTGGCAGCCAAGCTCCAGTTGGTCGCAGCTCTGACGAGTCGCGCGCTCTGAAATTTTTCGGAGCTTCAAGTCCAGCACAATTGCTGAACGTGAACACTGGCCACCCTCGTTATAAGAATGTTCCAGCAGAAGTAAAGCAAACCGTCATCGACCTTAAAGAAGCGGTTAATACCGCTCGCTTCATCTCTCAGCAATTCCATGGCGAGCCTCTCGACAAGATCGGTGCAATTGCCGAGAACGATCGAGTCGCTAAGGTTAAAGGAATGCTCGATACTAACTACGGTCGCAATGAATTGAGCGCAAGACTTAAGGCGTTCGGATCAACCGTAAGTGGTGGCGGTGATGAGTGGGTACCCACACTACTCGCCTCGGCATACATAGAAGAGTATCAATTGGCTCGCGTTGTCGAGGACAAGTTTCAAGAAGTCCCGATGGCATCAAACCCATATGAGTTGCCGACTCAAAGCGGTGTGACCAAAGCGCGGATCATTGCTGAAAATACTCAGATGACTGGCGCGAATTTCAATACTGGAAAGATGACCTTCACCGCGACGAAGTTAGCCGAGTACTACATAATTCCAGAAGAGCTCAACGAAGATAGTGCGCCTGCTATCTACCAATTAGGAACCCGTGAAGTTGTCGAAGCTCAACGACGTGCGGTTGAAGCTGCGATCTTGAACGGAGATAACGATGGAACTCACATCGACTCCGACACTCAAGCTCTCGGTGCTGACGTTGCAGAAAAAGCTTGGAAAGGCTTGCGCCGTCAGGCTTTGGCGAACACTGCGAATGGAGGCACCACTGATTTTTCTAACGCAGTCGTCACCGAAGCGAACCTTCGCGTGATGCGCCAGCGCATGAAAAAATTCGGTGTGAATCCAAGCGAGCTGATTTTCTTCGTTGATCCAGTTGCCTATAATCAAATGATGGTTCTTCCCAACGTATCGACTATCGAAAAATATGGCAATGCGGCTACCATTGTAACGGGTGAGCTTGGCCGCTACCAAGGCGTTCCAATCGTGATCAGTGAGTACATGCGTTCCGACTTGAACGCCTCTGGTATTTACGATGGAGTCACCATGACTCGATCTGCTCTCTTGCTCGTGAACATGCGTCGTTGGTATCTCGGTATGCGTCGTCCGATCCGCGTCAAGATCCAAGAGGATTTGCCTGGCCAGGATCGTTGGTTGCTTGCTTCGTACCAGCGTAAAGACTTTCAAGGCTTTGCTCAAAGTGCGACCGAAGTTTCCGTGTCTTATGGCTTAAACATTTCTGTCTAATCAATCTGAGAATTAAACTCGGAGAGAGGCTAACTGCCTCTCTCCTTATATTGCATGAGCCTATTAAATGGCCGAAGATATTCTCAGGCTTGGACAGTTCGAGTCGAAAGCTATCGTTGCCTTGGAGACAAGGCCGGTAGGCGTTTACATTCAAAAAATGGCAGTCGCAGGGAACTCGATCCTATCGACGGTTTTCGTTGAATCGCTCGGAGCTGGCGGATCTGTCTTAGTAGAATATTTTGACTATGGTGTCGGGTCAGATGCTGGCGAAATAGTTACTCTCAATTCTCATGTGCCAGTATCGACAGCAGTCACCTCAGATCGAATCCTGATCACCAACTTCCACGATAAGCCATACATTCAGATGACCGTGACCGGAGCTGCCGTGCGCTTCGGAATCTATGCTTCGGTCGTTCTGAGCACAGCCTCGGACATCGACAACGCCCTAAAGAAAGACGGCGAGACGGTTGTTCTTTCTTCTGACAAGGGCATTCCGCAGGTCATCTACGATACGGTTGCAGGTGAATGGAAGTTTGCAATCGGCGAGGCTGGCGTTCAAGACGTCAACATCGTCGGTTCGGTTTCCATTGCTGATAACGGTTTGCCCGTGTTCTTCGAGGCTGCGACCGTGACGACTCCAGGCATTCTCCAAACGCTGCTTTCCTATACGGTTCCTGCTTTGAAAACGCTGAACCTTCTCCAAGTCTTATTGACGTGCAGACAAGATACTTCTTTTCAAATCTATGGCGATGGAAGTCTGATCGGGTCGGGAAGGACAGGAGGAGCTTGCCCTAATGTTAATTTTCCTTACCGTGTCGCAAGGTCATATGTTTCTGGTAAGATAATTGAGATTAAGGCGACTGCTCGGAGCGGTTCCGCAGCGGCAGATATTGAGTGTTATGC